CCATTGCGGCTACTGTTCCATGTGGGTTGGCATACTCTTCTTGGAAGCCATTACCTACTGATGATAATAAGCCTTGCATGGCTGCTATCATTGCTTTAGCGAAAAATTCTTGTTCTGACATTTGTTATTTATTATTTAATTGATTAATATACTGTACATAATACTCTGAGCAGTGGATCAACCGTTCCTTAATCTGCTCCTCAAGTGCCTGGTCTCTCTCATATCTCACTACTGTGATACGCTTAGCTGGATCAATGTGGTCAACTCTATGGATAGATAGGTTATCCCACTCAGTCAGTAGCTCATCGGGTGTTGTGTACATGGTGTAGACTAACTCAAAGGATGGCTTATTATACAGCCACATATATGCTCTACCTTGCCACTCGTACCCACTTGCATTACCTTCTGATGGTGTAGCAGGGAAGGTCTCTAATGACCAGGATGACTTGATGTCAATGATACTGTCATCTGTTATGATGTCACAGCAGCCAGTCATGAACTCATTAGATACTCTCTCTTCGTTCTTAGTGTACAGAGCAAACCTAACTGAGTTCAGTAGGTCAATGCCTTCCTGCTCCCAGTCAGTACCCTTGATCATTGGCTTAGTCTTGATCTCTGTGGTGTAGCCATAGAAGTCCTGCTTAGCTATCTTGCGTATTTCTGACTTAGTAGTCTCAGATAGTACCTCTGACTTACTCCTTGAGTTGGTCATTAGGTTGCCTAATTGTGATGCTCTCCACTTCATAGTCTTGCCTCCTGTTCTTTAGTAAGTGAGAACTGCTCTCTCAACTTCTTAATTGAGTAAGTGCCTTTCTCCATAGCAGCAAGTGCATCTGTAAGTCGCTCATCAGAGATAGGTGGCTTGGTTGGTGTTGACTTACTTGCCGATGCACCATCATCATCCACTGCCTGTAGTGATAAAGTTGACTGCAAGGTGTACCGTCTATAGTAAGTTATGGCACTACCCTGCTGTTGTGGGTTAAGTCCAGCTGGTAACTCCATACAAGACTCAACCTTTGCACCTGAGTCAATGTCTATAATCTGAGTGCATACACTATTGCCTTGGATAGGTTGCAAAAGTAGTAAGCCATTCTCAAGTAAGATAGGCTCAACGGCCTCAATGATTGCATTCAAGTCAGCATAAGACTTCTTGAAGTGTGGGTTGTTAGCATTCTTAGTAACCTTACCGATTGCTAACTTAGCTCTGTGGAGCTTCTGGTGGAAGGACAGTGTTGCCTCTTCGTTTGCCTGTCTGATTTTTTCAGATGAGCTGATTAATTGCTTTTCCATAAATTGATTATTTTCGTCAAAGTTAATAAAGTTTTGCATATATACAAATAAAAGTTATTAACATTTGTATGTTAGTTCCTCTCCAGTCAGTGCAAAGTATAGATTTTCAAGTTGGTGAACGTATTCATTATTACCTATTCTTAGCACATGACCATCAACTTTGATTAGAAAAAAATTAAAGAATCCTAACTCAACACCAAAATCACCTTTCATAAATACTCTATCACTAACTTGTTTGAAACCTAATTTTAATAATACATTCTCATCAAGCTCAAGAGCCTGATAGAAGTCATCAATCTCATCATCTAATAAGTTTCTAAGGTCTTCTAAGTTGATGAGGTCACTCTTATAAGTGCCATCTCCCATCTCTATTTTGTAGGTGTTACCTAATCTAATCTCGTGTGAATCTAATGTCATAATTTAATCTATTTCATTATTTATACCCTTAACAGCACATTTGTACTTTTTTCTCAGATGCTTGAGCTTGACGTTGAACTTTGGCATTTTTAGTTTGATTCTCATAGTAGTTGTATTTCTTTTTTGACTTTGTTCCATATATGTACTTCACTATTATATCCTAATACTTTTATAATCTCATCCACAGCTATTAATGCAGCCTTTTTAGCTATCACAGTACATAGTATCTCTTCACCACATTCAGTATCACTGTTCATTAGCATTATCCTATAGGTATCTACTAACTCAATTGCCTTATCTTTTGCTGTCATAGTAGTTGTATTTCTTCAATTACGTCTGCAAAATATTTAATTTGATAAAAATTTTCACTTTCTTGCCTAATCAATTCACAGCATTTTATGGCAAATCTTTTTGATGTTTCTAAATTTGACTCATTTAAAGAATACCCATTAAAATCAAAATGAAATTCTACTAATTCTTTTGCTTTTTCTTTTGGTGTCATAGTTATTTTTTTTATTAATTTACATCCTATCATATCCCTTGAGTGAAGTTACTATACCACACCACAAACTCATCAAACGACCTCACAATGATATACACCCCTCCTGCTCTTTCTATAGCAGCTTGATACTGTTTCTGTACATCACTCTGCTTGTCCTTTTGCTTAATCTCAATCTTAACTGACCTCCCTCTGATAGTAGATGAGATGTCAGCGGTGCCTTTAGTACTTTGTCCTGGTGTCCACTTGCCAGGCAGCTGTTTATGGTAAGCAATCTCACCTGTGCCTACTTGTATCTTAGCACCTTCCCTGTACTGACCTTGTGAGCTGATACGTTCAGCTTGACCTCCTTTGTAGGTGATGTAAGCAATTACACACTTTGTCAGTGCGTTGGCTGAGTTATCAGACCACTTGGTAAAGGCCATGTACTTCTCATCCAGTGATGGATACTTAAGTCTCAAGTCATCCAGCTCCAGTGCCTTGAGTAGTTGTGCGTTTGTTTTGTTCATAGTTTAATGTCTACGTCTACCACCTTCAAATGGAAGAATTGTTAAATTAAATACTTCATAAATTATTTCAGATGATGTGTATCCTCCAAAATTAAACTCTAAATTTTCATCTTTCTGAAAGTATCTTAAATATAAAGTTGGAAGTCCTTTGTAAAAATCTAAAAATAAATAATCTGTATAGTTATATATACCATATTTAGCAAATACATCCAATACTTTTTTATTGTGTATTGTGCAGTTTCCATTTTCTACTTCATAACCTGAAAAATCAAAATGTAAATCTTCTTTTTCCAATCTGATAAAATCAATTACTTCATTTTTAGTCATTGTTTTTAATCTTGCCGTTGTCATTTTTTCACTCATTGTCTATTTTTTTAACCCATTTATAAATACATTCTCTTGATACATCTAATAGATCAGCCACACTGACCTTGTTTAGTTTTTTGTTAGCCTGGTACATCACCTTGAACTTGTCAAATTTACTCTTACCAGGATCGTTTTTTATTACATCCTTGAGCTCTCTTTTTTCTGCTGATTCTATCTTAACTTTTTTACTCATGTTGATAAAGTAGTGGGACAGTTTCTCAGCTCTCAACATAGAAGGCTCCATTAGAGTGCCATAAAAATACTCTCCTGGTTGATCGTATGCCCACAAAGAATTGATTAACATAGCGAACCTTGGGATGTAGCTCTTCTGTTTAGGTAGCATTGACTTCATATACTCATTCTCAGCATCACTGTTTTGCATCTCAGTTATCTGATTAAAGATTCGAGTCCATTGTTGCTTAGATGCCTTGGTCATAGATACCACTAATGGCTCAATGTCATCCTCCATGTTATACTTAACCCACTTCATTTTTACCTCTTCAAAAAACTTGACTATATAGGCATCATACCATACTGATGTTGATACATCCATCTCATTCTCATTGTAAGATTCCACAAACAAGTCAGGAAATGATATCAACATCCTATCTGTAAATCCATTTTCTTTGTTCTCTTCTGTATTAAAGGCATCAAATATTGTCGGTTGTATACCTCCAAGCACTGGTATATGTGGCTTGTCAACAAATGAACTCTTAGCAGTCTTCCTGTTCATGCTCACAGCCTTACCACTCCAGCAGGATAGCCAGAACTCAAGGTCAGAACCTGCTCTATACTTGTTCATATCCTTGAACCATCCTGCCAGCTCATCCTTGAACACACCTACTGAGTTCTTATTCTCTTCATGTAGGTCAACCAATGCCTCAAGTGTAATATCATTCACTATAAATTGAGTCTTTTTAGGCTTCCTTACCTCTTCTGAATGCTCTTTCTCTTGCTTATCTTTTTTCTCATACTCAACCCACTTAGCATACTCCTTAATATACCGTTTGATGTGGGTGTTGTTTACAGATTCAAGGGGTCTTATTATCTGGTTGATGCTTGGAGTCTTACCTATACCTGCCTTACCTACCAATGATATCCATAAGGTGCCAGTCTCAAGCCATCCTTTCTTGACCTCTACCTTTAATGAGTTACCAACTATCACTGACAGCATCCACATAAAGGCACACCCCATGTAGTCTATTGATAAGCCTAATGTGTGGGCAGACTCTAAGATAAAGTGCTGTATATTCTCTGGATAGATGTCAATAGGAAAGGTTAATTTACTCACATCTACCTTTGGCTTGTCATCCAGTTCTATCTGTGGTACTCTACGAGATCCAAATCCTTTATCATATAGGTCATTGGCGGCTTGTTTAAAGTCTCCAAAGTGATACTTGTGAGCGTATACAGCAAATGGACTAAGTAACTTCTCAGCTGGATACTGTGTGCCTGTACTAAACAGATACATACATCCACTATCCTTGTACACATATCCTGAGTGAGGTGACTCAGCTCCATGTCTACGTACAATATAGCTCTTAGTAGTGTTCCTTACAATAGTAAACTCATCACTGATAAGGTCAATAGTGTTATTTTTTGAGTTGTAGTCATCCCAAGGAGTGACCTCATCCTCATTAGTGGAGTATTGTTTCTTAGTTGGTTTGTCAAGGTTGACCTCATCAATGTAGTTGTATGTCTTAGATATTGACCACAGTATCTCCCTCTCTTCCTCTGTGATATACTTGATATCATGATACTCATTATCTCCATGGAAGTTGCCATATAGAATGAATTGACCACCTACTCCCCTGGTCTCAATGATAGCCTCTTTCATGCCTTGTAGCTTGGCTATCTTGGTATTGCCTTGCACCTTTGTACACTTGTATATGATGTGATATCCATCTCTCATAGTCTTAGCTATGACAAACTTATAATCAAACTCAGATATGTTATCTCGCAGGAAGGAAATGTACTCATTCCACCAGGCTAACTTCTCTGGAAGGGATGAGAATACTTTAAGATCTATATCAATGCACTCAATGTCATTAACACCTGAACGGCATCCATACAATGGAGCTGTAAGTTGGTCAATCTCATCATGAGTCTTGCATGGTTTGGATGTCCATTTGCTCTCAATAGGTTTCTTAGTAGCATCACAAGGAATGATACTATAGCCTTGGGAGGCAAGTTTTTTTAAATAATCTTTTGTTATCATATCACGCTAATTTAAACCACGCTAATTTAAAAATAGGGGAAAGGCAGCGTGAACCTTTTAAGTGGATGCCTCCGACAACCCCTTTGCAAATATACTAAATTATCTCAATTACCACTCAAAATTTTATTAACAATAAAAAGTGTAAACTAATTTAGAAAAGTGTACACTCCAACTGTAAACCAAGTTGACAGTAAAATCTTAGTATTTATAAGGGTTACAGAGCTTTTGTACTGTAAACTTACACTTTTTTTAAAAAAGTACATTTTTGATGAGGTAAAAAAATAATTTATTTCCTACTGTAAACTTGTACACTGTGTACACTTTGACTATAAGTAATTGATATGTAATATTTTAGCTGTGTAAACCACTGTAAACTACTGTCAACTCAAGTTTACACCACAAAAAAACCCCCAGCCAATCAAGGAGGGGGTCTTTTCGGATAATCAATCAGGTAAAAGCGTTGCTAAGGTACTAATAAATATTCATTATTTAATATTCTTTCTTTTATTCTTGTTAAATCTGTGGTGTTGTATGCATTGAGTATCTCATTAAAGATGTCCCTCTTGATCTCCACCATAGGCTGGAAGTAGTCTATCTCAGGCTTAATGTGATAGAGGTAGATGTTATCATTGTGAGTCATGAAGTGCTTATGTAAGGAGATAGCATGCAGGATGGTAGCATGAGTTCTATTGAACACATCAGCTATCTGTTGTGATGTCATGCCTTGCTTGTGCAGTAGATAAGCCAGATACGACCTTTTGTAGGAAAATTCTCTGTGCCGTCTGGGTGAGTCAAGGTTATGCTCCTTGATGTAGTTAATTATTTCTGTTGTCATTGTATATCATTCCTATTATTAGTACTATTATCCCTACACTAAACATTAGTAGTGCCATTTTTGCCTCTTCACTCATTGGTCACCTCCTCCACTTTATATCCCCAAGCCAGGTATTGTTGCAATGTATCTGGATGCTCATCTGGATAGGTGTGGTCATGAAGGAAGCCATCTGCATCCAGCCAGCAGTACCACCAGAACCCACCTTCCTCTTCGACTGTATCCTCAAGCCATATTTTGTACTCTTTCATTTCGTTAATTTATATTTATTATTACTATCTCTCTCAAGTGTATACCCTAACTGCTTAAACAAGTCAAAGTATCTGTACACTGTCCTATCACTTACTCCCAAGTACCTTGCAATGGTGCAGATATGTCTTGAAGTATCTTGCAGGAGCTCCATGAGTTTGATGCACCTGTACATCTTAAGTTGATTCATGAGTATCTTGTTGTATAATACATAGCTTTATAAGCCAGTACTACTGTGGTCATTGTTGATGTCATAAAATCCATTTTATTTTTTTACAATCTTCAATATATTCTTTTGTAAATCCTTTTTCTATTAAAAAATTATCATATCCACCTAATTTCATTTTACTAATATACAAGTTGCTTTTAATATAAAAAAAAGGCATTCCATCTATAATCATATTTTTAATTTTTTCAGCTCCTTCTTTAGTTTGTGCAAAATCTTCTTGAATGTAAGTATGACAAAAATGACATAATAATATTAAATTATCACATTTTTCATTTCCGCCTTGACAATGTGCATGCAAATGAGCCCTTTGTATATTTGATTCATATCCACATCCCCAACAATAATTTTGTTTAAAACTCATATCATAATTTTCTTGCCAATGTTTTGTGATATTTTTTTTACTTGGTAATGGTTGTCTCATTTTGCTTGTATTATTGTTATCACTTCCTGCCAGTACTTCTGCTGATCGTATGTGGCCAATGTTTGAATTGCCACAGCTGAGTCAATAGCGTGCTGCTTGCCTTCATATAATCCATGAAGCCTAATTGACCTGGTGTAGATGTCAGTTGCTTTGTCTTTTGTGCTCATATCTTATTTACTTTGATTATTAATCCCTCCCACACATCGGCTTTTTGCCTTGCTTGAGCAGATGAGTCTGCTTCTACGTTCTTGCTGGTTATCCTCCAGGCTCCTTGAGTGAATACTCGATAGTGTACTGTCCACATTGTTTATTGCTTTAAGGTAACGGTAGTACAGGCTCTCATTGAACCTGTCCCATCCGTTGATGTATGCTAAATTAATCATCCTATAACTCCTATGATAGTTAGTACTATAGTAACTACCATTAACAGTGACCCCATTATAAGGATATCACGTATTGCTTTTTGATTCTCTGTCATGATTATAAGTTTTGAAGGTTAGCTTTGTACATCTCAAGTCTTGCAAGAGCACGAGCTTGTGTGTGCAGTGTATTCTTGTATCTTGCA